GTAACCCGTTTGAGCTCTTCCAAGGCTTGGTGGATCCAGACCGATGCTGAAAATGGTCTCATGCTCGTTATGCGTCGCCCAATGGAGAAATCGATGGAGGGGGATTTTGAGACTGACTCCATGCGTTACAAAGCAACCGAGCGTTATGCTTTAGGTTGGCACGATGCTCGTAATATTTTCGGTACAGCCGGATTGTAATAAGCATTTTGTAATAAAAGCAAAAAGCCCAGCCCACAAGGTTGGGCTTTTTCAATTATAATATTTATATGGCTAGAGATTTAGAAAACGCAAAACGGCTTAAAAAAGAATGGTATGAGCGAAATAAAGAGCTTACCAAAGAACGCGCTCGAGCCAGAGATTTAGCAAACCCCGAACAAGCTGCTGCTAGAAAAACAAAATGGCGTGAAGAAAATAGGGAACAGCACAACGCATACAATCGTAAATGGAACAAAAATAACAAACCAGTTAAAGCTGCTTTGGAATGCAAACGCCGTGCTGTACAACTACAACGAACCCCATCTTGGGATCCTGACGCCCACCTTATTGTGGCAAAATATCAAGTAGCTGCCATGCTTTCCCAAGCATCTGGTACCCCTTACCATGTAGACCACATTATTCCCTTGCAGGGCAAGAATGTCTCTGGTTTACATGTGTTTTCCAACCTTAGAGTTATCCCCGGCGTTGAAAACGTCAAAAAGTCAAACAAATACACCGTTTAGGGCGTTTTTGCCTAATAGTTTGCATTAGTAAGTATAGGAAGATTTGCCCCCAACAGACTACTGCTCCTTCCCAGTAGACGATCAAGCGACTGAGTGGGGCTATAAACTCTTGATAGGAAACAATCAAAATGTCAGTCTCATTTAATCAACCAGTACGTATTTACAAGTATAACAATTCGTCAAACAATGGCGTAATCGCTCCAGATAACACTGGCGCAGCTGCTGCTACTCAGCAAAGCTACATCCTTAACCCAATTTCTGCTGCTAACTCTGGCACTGTAACATTCCAGACAGCTGACGTCGGCCAAACAACTGCAACTCCATTTGTATTGCCAGCCGGCGCACAAATCTCAAACGTTCGTTTGTACCAAACTACTGCTGCTGCTAACTTAGCTGGCGGTGTAATCACTGTTTCAATCACCCAAACCAACCCAACAACTAGCGCTAACACAACAACTGCACTTGGCACTATTACCCCAACTGCAGCTGGTGGCGTTATTCCAATTAGCTTTACAGCTACTGCCGCTACTGCCGCAATCCTCAATAACATCGGTACATTAGATGCTACTTTGACTTTTGCTGCAGCTAACGTAACTGCTTTGACTAGCGGTTCTGTTGGTGGTACATTTGATGTATCTTACACACCACGTAACTACGATGGTTCGATCATCAACGTTGGTCAAGGTTACACCAACTCATAATAATTGCCTCGGGGGCGGTATGCCCCCGCATTAACTTTAAAAGGAAATTATTATGGCATCGAATTTAGTAACAAACTTACAACAAAATCCTTCATCTTTTGAATCAGTAACTAAGGTCGGGGCTTACGAGCCGTTTGACTTGCAAGTTGCTCGCGGTCAAATTGCGGGTCATACAACAGTAAGTATTTTTGGTTATCAAGCGAACGTAACAACATCACCTATTCCTATTTGGGAAAACGCTACAACTTACACGTTCCCAGCGTCTGCTGCAACAGCAAACGTAGCAAGCGGATCTGCTAGCGATATTGGTGCTACTGTTTTAATTAATGGCTTAGATGCAAACTTTAATCCGTTATCTGAAACTGTTACAATTGCAAGTGGCAACACAGTAACAACTAACAGCTATTTGCGTGTTAACAGCTTGTTTTTAACAAAACCGGGAAGTGGTTACAACACCAACCAAGGTGCAATTAGTGTTAAACAAGGCGCAAATACTTTAGCTCAGATTAACACCGGCATCGGTAAATCTCAGAGCACTGTCTACACTGTTCCAAATGGATACACATTCTATTTAGATTATGTAGAAGCTAACACGTCTAATAGTTACACCAGCGGCAACTATCTTGTTTACAACGTTGTTACAAATAATAACGTAACAGGTGTTCAGTCGTCTGTTTTGCAACAACCTTTTACTTCAATTTATACTGCAACACGTTCACAAGATCCGTTTGCATACAGTCAAAAAACTGATATTCAGTGGCAGTTAAAAACAAGTACGGGCACGTATGCTGTGGGTATTATTGTAACTGGCAAACTGATCAAAAACGACGGTCAAACCGCTTAAGGCAATTAAATGCCTGTCTACTTAGATACTAGCCGAAACTCTGTTGTAGCGATTGGAATATGCGATCGCTGCAGCAGAAAGTTTCCCTACGTAGACTTAATGCCTGATCCAAATTTCCCGGGCATGCGCGTGTGTGCAGAAGATCGGGATGATTTTGATCCATGGCGTTTACCAGCATTACAAACAGAGAATATTGCATTACGTCATCCAAGACCAGACGTTTCAGTAGCTACGGGCCCAATTGGTGGTAATCAGATATTAACCCAAGGTGGTTTCCAAGATGAAAACTCCATGTTTATTGATGGAGTATCACCATACAGTGGGAACACACAAGGCGATTTGAATACATTAAGTTTTCCATATTCACCAATGACCTTGTTCCCGTATGTTGGCACAGTAACGCCAAACACTGGACCAAAAGCAGGTGGAACACCAGTAACCATTAATGGTGAAAACTTTACTAGCGTAAATACTGTAAAACTAGGCGGTGTAATTTGCACATTTAATGTTGTCAACTCTACGCAAATTACAGCCACGACTCCAGCGCATGCTGTTGCGGGCTTAGTAGACTTAACTGTGATTTCTCCGTTTGGAACTGCAACAGCGCACGGCGCATTTACTTATACTTAATAAAAACAAATGGCAGATCAGTCGATAACGCAGCTGCCTGTTGCGATCACCTTAACTGGTAACGAACAGGTACCGCTGGTACAAAACGGAGTAACAAAGCAGGCGTCTGTGTCACAGATTGCCAATGCTGCGTCGCCCGGCAAACTGATCACTACAATTGTTTACGTTCCGTCGAACGGCGATTTAGTAATTTATTACAGCGACGGTACGCAACAAGTTATTGGCCCTATTTCTGGCTGGTCTGGCTATTCTGGACTATCTGGTTTTAGTGGCTACTCCGGTATTTCTGGTTACAGTGGCAAGTCTGGTTACAGTGGCGTCTCCGGATACAGTGGCGTTTCTGGGTACAGTGGTTCTGGCATCTCGGGCTACAGTGGTATATCAGGTTACAGTGGACTAGGATTATCAGGTTACAGCGGTATATCAGGTTACAGCGGTATATCAGGTTACAGCGGTATATCAGGTTACAGCGGTATATCAGGCTACAGTGGCATTTCTGGTTATAGCGGCATTTCTGGCTATAGTGGTTCTGGCGTGTCTGGGTACAGTGGCTACAGTGGTTTAGGATTATCAGGCTACAGTGGCACATCAGGATATAGTGGCGTATCGGGGTATAGTGGTTCTGGTCTATCTGGCTACAGCGGTATCTCTGGCTACAGTGGCTTCTCTGGTGTCTCTGGGTATAGTGGCTACAGCGGTATCTCTGGATATAGTGGATACTCTGGTATTAGTGGCTATAGTGGCTACTCTGGTATTAGTGGCTATAGTGGCGTTTCTGGCATCTCTGGGTATAGTGGCTACAGCGGTATCTCTGGATATAGTGGATACTCTGGTATTAGTGGCTATAGTGGCTACTCTGGTATTAGTGGCTATAGTGGCTACTCTGGTATTAGTGGCTATAGTGGCTACTCTGGTATTAGTGGCTATAGTGGTTCTGGTCTATCTGGCTACAGCGGTATCTCTGGCTACAGTGGCTTCTCTGGTTACAGTGGTTTTTCTGGTATCTCTGGATATAGCGGCGCATCTGGTATCTCTGGTTACAGTGGTTTTTCTGGTATCTCTGGATATAGTGGCTTTTCTGGTATCTCTGGTTACAGTGGCTTTTCTGGTATTAGTGGCTTTTCTGGTATTAGTGGCTACTCTGGCATTTCTGGATTCTCTGGCATCTCTGGCTACAGCGGATTCTCTGGTATCTCTGGCTACAGCGGATTCTCTGGTATCTCTGGCTACAGCGGATTCTCTGGTATCTCTGGCTACAGCGGATTCTCTGGTATCTCTGGCTACAGCGGATTCTCTGGTATCTCTGGCTACAGTGGCATATCTGGTTACTCTGGCACAAATACCTATGTAGCACCAAGAATAACATCAACAACTAGTGCGGCTTCAATAACACCAAACGCAGGAACTACAGACCAATATGAAGTAACTGCCCTTGCTACAGGTTTGACAATCAATGCACCAACCGGAAGCCCCGTTGATGGTCAAAAGTTAATTATTCGTATATTGGATAACGGAACATCACAAACTTTGACTTGGACAACTTCAAGCGGTGGATATAGAATTGTAGGAACAACTTTGCCTTCTTCAACAACTATTTCCAAAATATTGTATGTTGGTTGCATATACAATACTGCGGCAACTTTTTGGGATGTTATTGCTTTGGCTCAACAAGCATAAGGAAATTAAATGGCTAATTGTGCAGTTATTGATTCTAACAATGTAGTAGTAAATATTATTGTTGCCGAACCTACCGACATTCCCCCTGAAGGATGTACATTGGTAGAAATTCCATTTTGTGACATTGGTTATATTTGGGATGGTAAAACCTTTAAGCCACAGGCTAACTAATGGCAACGTACTATTGGGTTGGTGGTGCAGGCACTTGGAATAGCGCATCTAAAACCAACTGGGCATTAACTTCTGGTGGTACTGGTGGACTAGTTGGCCCACCAACTTCAACAGATGATGTTATTTTTGATACATCATCAGGTACAGGTACTGTAACAACTACAGCATCCTCTGCTACCTGTAACAACATGACTGTTACTGCTACTCAAGCATTAACTTTTAGCGGAACATTAAGCACATTAAATGCAAGTTTAAGTTTGCCTTCAGGTGGTTCTACTGTATTTACTGCATTTAATATTGTTTTTACTTCTACCTCTACTGGCAACACAATAACAACAAATAATAAAACATTAGCTAATACTACATTTAATGGAGTGGGTGGTGGTTGGACATTAGGAAGTGCTTTTACAAATTCTGGTGTTACATTAACGAATGGAACTTTTAATTCTGGAAACTATGCTTTAACATCAGCTTCTTTTAGTTATTCTGGAACTGGAACAGCTACATTAACTTTGGGTTCAAGCACATGGACATTAACTGGTGCTGGTGCTTGGACATCTTTAACAACAACTGGATTAACATTTAACGCTAATACATCAACGATTTTATTGACTAATGCCGCACCAACATGGCAGACAAATACTTTAACTTTTAATAATATAGTTATTGGTGGTGGAAGTAGCACTTCAGGTGTTATTTTAAACTTTAACAATAGCACTATTGCATCATTAAGCTCCACTAGAACTGCCGCTTATACAATTACATTTAATTCTGGAATAACTTTAGCCTCTTGGGGTATTTCTGGAAGCGCTGGAAATATAGTTACTTTAACTGGAGCCGCTCAAAGAACTTTTGTTTATACGGGTAGTGCAACAATATCTATGGACTATATGTCCATTACAAATATTAACTTTTCCTATACTTTAGGTGCTTCAAACCCCTACCTTGTCTATGCTGGCGCAAACTCTACCAATGGCGGTAATAATGCTGGCATAGCTTTTATAGCTGGAACAAGCAAAGCCTATATATTAACCACAGGCACTTCTTGGACTGTCCCTTCTGATTGGAATAGTTCTAATAACACAATTCACATGATTGGTGCTGGTGGAAGCGGAGCAACTTCTGCCGCTTCAGGAAATAACCGAGCCGCTGGCGGCGGTGGCGGCGGTGGTGGATATACAGTTTTAACTAATCAAACATTAACTCCATCTGCTTCTATTCCGTACACTATCGGAACTTCATCAACAAATGCTAATGGCGGCTCAACTACATTTAATACCACTAATACTGCTGGTGGCGGTTCTAGGGGAACAGCCACAACAACTCCATCATCTTCTGGTGGTGCTGGTGGTACAGGAACTTATGCTGGCGGCGCTGGCGGCGCTGGTTCTTTTGGAACTACAGCTTCACAAGGATATGGTGCTGGTGGTGGTGGTGGTGCTGGTGGCCCTAATGGAATAGGTGGTGCTGGTGGAACAGGCTTTGGCTCTACAACTGCTGGAAATATTGCTGGTGGTGGTGGTGGTGGTAATGGTGGTGGGTCTGCTGGTGGTAATGCTTCATCCGCATTACAAGGCAATGGTGGTAATAATTTTAGTGGTACAGGCGGTGGAGCAACTAGCGGTGCAAGTGGAACATTTGGTGGTGGTGGTGCTGGTGGTGTTAATGCTCCACCGGGTAATGGTGGTAGTGGAATAGATATTGCAAATACCATTGGTGGTTCTGGTGGTAAAGGTGGTTTAGCGGCTGGTGGTATTAGTCTTAATAGTGGTAATTATGGTGGTGGTGGTACTGGTGCTAACGTTACAACTGCTGGTGTAACCAATAATGGTGGTGCTGGCTCACAAGGTGTAATATTTATTGTATATACGCCAGGTGGCTCAACAAAAGCAAATTACAACTTTTTTGCGTTCTTTAATGGCAGTTAATTAAGAATTTGCGTATTAGTAATAGTAGCATAGGCAGTTTTCAACGCCTTTTTTGCATTAGTATAAGTAATGATGTAATATAGGTTTGTACAAACCTTAAAGGAAAACATGAAATACAGCGTAGTAATACCCACTTACAACAACTGCGAGAAATACTTAAAACCCTGCATAGAGTCAATTATTAAGTATACTGACCTTGCTGGCGTGGAGCTGGTAGTGTCAGCCAACGGGTGTACAGATAACACCAAAGCATATTTAGACTATGTAAAAACAACAGTCCCTAACCTAGTCATTGCTTGGGATGACAGCCCACTAGGTTATGCAAAAGCTACAAACGCTGGAATTAAGTTAGCAACCGCAGGTAAAATTATCCTGCTAAACAACGACACTGTGTTGTTAGAACAGCCTAAGAACCAATGGCTGGAAATTTTAGATAAACCATTTAGTGATCCAAATTGTGGCATCAGTTGTATCATTAAAGGTCTATCCGAGCCTGCTGGCAAGTATTTTGCAATATTTTTCTGTGTAATGATACACAAAAAAGTATTTGACAAAATCGGGCTTCTAAACGAAGAGTACGGCGTAGGCGGGGGTGAGGACACCGAGTTCTGTATTGAAGCTGAGAAAGCCGGATTTAAGGTCCTAGAGGTATTTGAGAAGCTGTGGAACGGTGAGCAATATACCGGCGGTTTTCCAATCTACCACAAGGGCGAAGGTACCATGCACGACGCCAATCTGGTACAGGGCTGGGATAACATCTTCTTGTTAAACTCATTAAAGTTAGCCAAGAAGTACAACATTGAATGGTACCGCTGGCGCCTATCAAACTTCTGGGAGCGAGCAGTATTTCTTAAGGGCGATACAGTATTCCCGCGTGAAGTAACAAGATACGAATGGGCAGCAAAGAATTTGCTTGGAAACAAAATATTTGAGCTAGGTTGCACAAACGGATACGGCAGGCAGTTTTTTCCAGATGACATTGAATACACTGGAGTTGATTACGATCCGATTATTGTAGAAGTAGCTAAGGAACAAAATTGGAATGGTGCGAATAATACTTTTATTAGCGCTGATATCAATCAGTTTGAAATGGGGCAGTACGATACCATCGTTGCCTTTGAAGTAATTGAACACCTTGACAAAGGTTTAGAGATTGTTGAAAAGTTTAAAAAGCACTGCAAGCGTTTACTAATTACTGTACCAATGAATGAGCCGCCGGGTTTTTGGGGGCCACATCACAAGTTGCATGGATTAAATGAGCGTCACTTCCCTAGCTTTGAGTTTAATTATATTAACGAGCAAGGTGAAATTACAGATACGCCGCAAGATATTACTGAAACAAACCCTTGCAATTTGATGATCTGTAGGTGGACTGCTAGTGAGTAAAATACTTTGCTCTGTAGCAACTCGGGGTAGGTATCACAGCACACTACCGCTCGTATTAAACGCCATCATTAATCAAACTCGCTTACCCGATAAGCTAGTGATATTTGATGACAATGACGAGCCGCAGGACATGCGCAACGAAATGATTTACCAGTATTTCTTTCAGATACTAAATAGTAAAAACATTGCTTGGGAGTGGGCGTACGCTGAGAAAAAAGGTCAACACCACATCCACCAAAGAGCAAATAGTATGGGTTATGATTTAGTTTGGCGCGTTGATGATGATGCCATACCAGAGCCTAACGTACTAGAGAACTTAATTAAACACTTTGATGTTGGCGTTGGTGCGGTAGGTGGCTCGGTGTTAACCCCGCCCTACTTGCCAGACACCAGCGCAGTATCTGGTACAATTGATAACATTGATTCTGAACCTAACATCCAGTGGGGCAAAATTGAACGAGTCAAACAAGTTGAACATTTACACTGCACTTTTTTGTATCGCGCTGGTGTCTATGATTATAATCTTGGGTTATCGCGTGTTGCCCATCGAGAAGAAACCTTGTTTACATACGGTTTGCATCGAAAGAAGTATCAGATTTTAGTTGTGCCTGACGCAGTAACATGGCACATGAAGAACCCACAAGGTGGCATTCGCAGTGAGACAAAGCGGGAGATGTACGAGCACGATGAGCAAATATTTAGAAATGTCCTTAAGTACAAAGACCATACTATTGTCGTTCTTAATTGCGGTCTCGGCGATCATATTGTCTTTAGTCACGTTTTGCCTGCTGTTCGCAATCCCCTTGTTTTTACATGCTATCCTGAAGTAATTCAAGGTAGACCAATAGCAGAAGCGCAACAGTTGTTTGGCGGTATTGATATTTGGAACATCTATAAAAAGATGGACCAGTGGAAGTGGCAAGGTAGTTTAGAAGACGCGTATCGGAAGTTATACCTATGATTATCATAGCACCATACGCCCAAAAACTACGTAACGGCAAACAAAATCCCAAGAATTATCCGTATTGGGAAGAATTGATTGAATTAATTGACGAGCCAATTGTACAAGTTGGCGTAACGGGCGAAAAACAGTTAGTTTCTGATTTTAGAACTGACTTGCCGATTAGTGCATTAAGGGAATTACTTTGGCAATGCCGCACATGGATTGGAGTAGATAGTTTTTTCCAACACCTTGGCTGGGACGAAGGAATAAAAGGTGTAGTATTGTGGGGACCTTCTGATCCACTGATATACGGACACCCTGAAAATATTAATTTGCTGAAAGGCAGAGAACACCTAGCAAAGAATCAGTTTCTTTGGTGGGAAGCAACAGAGCATAAAAATGAACGCTTTCTAAAACCATCAGAAGTTTTAGAATACTTAAAGGTATAAACATGGCATCTTCTGGCAATACTACAATTCAGATGTATTACAGCCCAACGGCTGGACATGTGCCCGCCGCGGCAAACTTGGCCAGTGGTGAGTTGGCGGTAAATACTGCCGATGGTATTTTGTATTACAAAAACGCAAACAGTGTTGTGTCTGTACTAGCAAATAGTAACGTAAACTCACACCTGCAGTGGGATAGTGCTAATAGCACACTTATTGTACTAAGCAACGGCGCATTAGAAATCCCTGTTGGTAATACCGTACAACAGCCCGCCAATGCTGCTGTTGGTATGATTCGATTCAACACATCTGTCTCTGAGTTTCAAGGCTATAACGGAACTGCTTGGAGTCAAATTGGCGGAGGTGCAACAGGTGGTGGCCCAGACCAAGTTTTTGTACAAAACCAAGCCATTGTAACTACTAGTTATACACTAACTACAGGTTATAATGCCGAATCAGTTGGTCCAATTACAATCAATGCGGGCGCAACAGTTACCATTCCAGCGGGTCAACGCTGGATAGTTTTTTAAGGATAAACAATGAGTTCAATCGTAATCTCAGGCGATACAAGCGGGGCAATTACCCTAGCTGCCCCAAGCGTAGCTGGTACAAATACTATTACATTACCCGCTGGTACAGGAACAGCCGCAGTTCAAGGCGTTTCTACTAATATTGTTAGCGGAACTGCCGTAGCTTCTACATCGGGTACAAGCGTTTCTATTACAGGAATTCCTAGTTGGGTTAAACGAATTACTCTTACGATTTTTGCAGTTGGCACAAATGGTTCAAGCGGAATAGAATCCCAAATTGGTAGTGGTAGTTTAAAAACTTCAGGATACGGTGGTGCGCAAGCGTACATATCAGGAAATACTGTTGCAAGCTCAACAATTCAAACAGGTTTGGGTGTTGTAAACCTAAGTTCTGCTTCTTATCTTTGGACCGGAACTGCGATATGGACAAATATTGGTTCTAATATTTGGATTGGCACATCAAGCACAGCGATTACTTCAAATTCATCTGGCACAGAACTTAACTACGCAACTTCTACTGTAACTTTAAGTGGAACATTAGATAGAGTCGCTCTTGCAACTACAAACGGAACAGACGTATTTACCAATGGCTCAATCAACATCTTGTACGAATAAGGATAAATCATGGCTTACGGAACAGTCAATGCTGATGTAATCGGTACAAGCGTAGCAGGAAGCAATCTAGGTGCAGGAAACGCTTCTATTATGAAGAACCGCATTATTAATGGTGCGATGAATATAGCTCAATACGGCACAGGAAGCACAAGCGTACAAACAGGTTCAAGTTATGTTTCATGCGATAGATATACCCTTAATGCTTCACAAAATTCTAAATTTACAATCCAACAAAATGCTGGTTCAGTTACCCCTCCAGCAGGATTTAGTAATTATTTAGGAATGACATCATCTTCCGCTTATAGCATTACTTCAACGGATTATTTTTTAGTTAGCCAAAAAATAGAAGGTTTTAATTTTGCTGATTTTAATTGGGGTACTGCCAACGCAAAAACTGTAACTTTAAGTTTTCAAGTTTATTCATCATTAACAGGAACTTTTGGCGGTTGTTTAAGAAATTCTGCTAATAATCGTTTTTATCCGTATTCTTATACAGTTTCTTCCGCAAATACTTGGACACCAATTAGCGTAACTATTGCTGGTGATACAACTGGTACTTGGGTTGGCGCTACTAATGGTACAGGTGTTGAAGTAATGTGGAGCTTAGGTACAGGTTCAACATATAGCCAAACGGCTGGTTCTTGGACATCTTCTACAGGACTTTCAGCTACAGGTGCAACATCCGTAGTAGGAACAAGCGGAGCAACCTTCTATATTACTGGTGTTCAACTAGAAGTAGGAAGTAGTGCTACTGGATTTGAGTATCGTCAGTATGGAACTGAGTTGGCTTTGTGTCAGAGGTATTACTGGCGTTCAAATGGGGCAAATAATTCTTATCCGTCTATATATGGAAACACTTTTGGAGCAACGGCAGTATTTGGTATTGCAGTTCCTTTCCCAGTTCCAATGAGAACATCGCCAACTGTAAATAAAAATGGCACATGGACTCTCAGTGGATGTGGACAACCAGTCGCATATAACCCCGATAACAATGGATTCACTTTGTATGTAGTGGGGACGGGGGGAAACAATGTCATTGCAAGTCCTAATGGCGCAACAACTTACATAGATACATCAGGAGCAGAGTTATGATTTATCAACTTACAAAGTTTTCAAATCAAGTCCTTCTGATTGATGGTAATAAAACCTCTTGCATCCCATTCGACCCAGCCAACACAGACTATCAAGCCTTTTTGTTGTGGAAGTCCGAGGGTAACGAACCATTACCAGCCGATGAGGTGACAGTATGACAATGATTATTGATGGCTCAAATGGAGCCTTCTTTCCATCTTGGACAACTGCTACCCGTCCTGCATCACCAGTTGCTGGTGAAATGGGATTTAATACTACTACTAATCAATTTGAAGGTTATAACGGCTCTTCATGGGGTTCTGTTGGCGGTGGCGCAACAGGCGGTGGTTCTAACCAAGTATTTAATTTAAATGACCAAACCATAACCGCTAACTATACTGTACCAAGTGGTAAAAATGCTTCTACCGCAGGAACAGTAACTATTAATACTGGCGTTGTTGTCACAGTTTCTACTGGCTCACGTTGGGTAATCGTTTAAGGAAAAATTATGGCTGGCACTCTAGTCGCAAACACAATTAACACCGATACAGGTCTATTTAGCACCAACAATGCTTATTTAGGTATAGCTAAAGCATGGGTAATGTTTACAGGCTCTACTGCTGTAGTTAATGGTTCTTTTAATGTAAGTTCTGTAACTAGAAATAGTGCAGGTAATTACACAGTAAATTTTACTACTGCAATGGCTAATGCTAACTATGCTGGAACTATTGCTACTGCTTATTATGCAAGTGGCTCTGCACCAAGCAATGTGGGCGAATTTTGGTCAGGAACTAGAACAACCTCTGCTTATCAAATTGCCATGCAAAATAGTGCGGCATCAGGGTATCAAGATAGTCCATTTGTATCAGTAGTAATTTTTGGAGCATAAATCATGGCAGGAACAATCGTATCGGATGTTTTACAAGATGGTGCAGGAAACAGCACCGCAACAACTAATGCTATTAAAGGTAGTGCAAAGGCATGGGTAAACTTTGGTGGTGGGGCATCACCAATAATAAACGCTTCTTTTAATGTTAGTTCTATTACTTATAATTCTACTGGACAATTTGGTATAAATTTTACAACTGCAATGACTGATGCAAATTATTCAGCCGTAGGAATGGCTAATTACGCAGGAACTTCAAATCAAATGTTTGTAAATTACTCTGCTAACTTTACATCTACTGCAAGTATTTTATATATATCCACGCTTGATAGAAGCTCTAATTCTTTAGTAAATCCAACATTTGTAGCTGTAACTGTAACAAGATAATATAAAGGAATCAAAATGACACAAGTAATCATTTATACAAACTCAAATGGCGGTGTATCTGTCTGTGTCCCAACAGGCGAATTACCAATTAACGAAGTCTTAGCAAAAGACTGCCCTGCTGGTGCAATTATTGTGGATGACAGCACTCTACCTCAAGGTGCTGATTCCGTTTTTTTTGACGCATGGAAGCTAGATGGCTCTACTATTACTGTAGATTTCCCAACAGCCCAAGCCCACAAACTGCGTGACTTTAATGCAGCTGCGGTTCAAGTAGCCCAAAAGCGTCAATTAAACACATTAGCTGGTATTGCTAACGCTAAATCTGACGCTGACTTTGCTTCTGAATTAGCTACTAGCCGTGAAAGCATTGCATCTGCTACAACGACTGCTGAATTAGTAGCAATCGCTAATCCTGTTTAAGGAATAATTATGTCAGTATCTTTATATGGTAGTGGACAGACAGTATTGCAGGTGGTTAATGCTAATATTCCAACTGGTTTTTCCACAACTGCAAATACCCCAACGGCAACAACTGCAACCGCAACGATTACACCACAAAGTACTACTAGTAAAATATTAGTTTTGTACACTTGTATTTGGAATGGTTCTGCTAACGGTACAGGTCTAACTTTAGCCGTATATCGGGGTGGCTCAAGTGTAAGTGGAGATATTGGTGGTCAATACACTGGCACTGGGAGTTCTTTAACAACAGGACAAGCACTTACATATTTAGATTCTCCTTCTACTACGTCAGCAACCACATATACAATTTATGCAAGAAATAGTACAGCAACTGGAACAGTAAGCACTACTAATGCTGGAACAATTACTTTAATTGAAATTTCAGGAAGCTAATATGGCAACTTTACATAATGCAATTTACGCAATTAATCCATCTATTATTACTATTCGTGGCGATGTAGCTTATGACAAAAATGAGCAAATAATTCAATATGACTTAGCCGCAGCACAAGCCAAGTTAATAGAACTCCAAGCTGCCGAAGAAAAAGACAAACAAAATGCTAAAGATGCAAAGGCTTCTGCATTAGCTAAACTAACAGCATTAGGACTAACACAAGCTGAAGTAACAGCATTGATTGGATAACATGGAACACGACAATCAAGTCGACATGTTTAAGTACGGGCAACTTGTTGCGACAGTTGACGCACTAGACAAAAAGATCGACAAACTCGAAAAATCAGTTGAGCAACTTTGTGAGTTGGCAAATAAATCTAAAGGCGGTATGTGGGCAGGCATGATGGTCGTCTCCGCATTTAGCTCGTTTGTTGGTTTTATTAGTCACTATTTCATGGCAAAACCCAACTAAATGAAATTGTTTAAAGACATCCTTACCGAAGACGACAACCAAACATACTGCGCTGCACGGTTCTGTGCTGTGGTGTGCGTGTTAGGTTTTTTAGGTATTGCTTTGTTTGCTGCATTCCATGGCACCGAGATTGACTTGGAAAAATTAGGTATGGGCCTAGCTACCACATTAGGTGGATCTGGCGTGATGATTGGTGCAAAGGCTGCAACTCAAAAGAGTGAATAATGTTTCCTTTATCTATCTTAACTTATGCCAAAATTATTGCTGCTGCTGTTATTCTTTCTGCCGCTTGGTATAGCGGGTATCATTTTGAGTCTAGCCGCTTTGAAGCATATCGGTTGGAACAAACCCGACTTGTCCAAGAAACCGAACAACGACACCAAGCAGAAGCAGACCAAATAAGGACTGAAAAAGATGCACAAATTCAAACTATTAATACTCAGCTGCTCGATGCTGTTAGTCAGCTGCGTCAACGTCCCAGTCGCGCCCAAGACGCCACAAATGGACAAGACGGAACTGGGCGAGCCCTTTCTGCCGAGGATGCAGAATTTCTTGTTAGGGAAGCTGCCAGAGCAGACCTCCTCCGCTCCAGCCTCCAAGCCTGCTACGCCCAATACGACTCACTAAGTAAATAAGTGACCCCCCAATTTACGCTATACTAGCGTAAAGAAAGGAGCCAAAATGAAAAAAACTTTAGTAGTACTAATGTGGTGTTTAGGCATAATTGCAGCCTTTCACTTCACAAACCGATATACCCAGATTGAAGAAAACCTCATGGCAATCGCAAAATCCACCCTAGACTTTATTACCAAAGAAGAAGGCTCACGCAACAAAGCGTACCAAGACTCCAAGGGTCTTTGGACGATTGGCGTTGGCCACCTCATCAAAACCGATGAAGAGTACCTGCTGACAGCTACCCTGACAGACGAGCAGGTAGAAGACCTGCTTAGGAAGGATTTAAAGTGGTGTAGCGAGGCCGTAGAGACCTCGGTAAAGGTACCCCTCCAACAACACCAATTCGACGCCCTATACAGCCTCTGTTTTAATATTGGAAGCACTAATTTTTCTAACTCTACCGTAGTTAAGAAAATCAACCAAAATGACATGCAGGGCGCAGCAGATGCGATCCTAAACTGGAATAAACCAGAAGTACTTATCAACCGCCGCAAACGCGAACGGGCATTGTTTTTAGGGGCGTAAACCCCTGTTTTTGTGCATTAGTAGATATAAGGGCTGATCACCCTACAATCCAATAACCTCGAGGAAAACCCCATGGACGGCTTTAAGACATTACCCAAGATGCAGTGCTTCAAAGAAGGCGGCGCTGTAGCAGTTAAGAACATTATGAAAAAAGGCGGCGTCGCTAAAAAAGGCGTGCCTGCTATTAAAGAAAAAGACGAAGGTCCTAAGCGCCAAATGACCGCTGGCATGAAAGGCACAACGCCTGATGTTGAAGACGAAACTACTACCACCATGAAAAAAGGTGGCCGTGCTAAAAAAGCCATGGGAACTGTTCGCAAATATAAAGACGGCGGCGCAGTAGGTGTATACGGCGCTAAGAAAAAATCTGGCGACTATGACAGCATCGAAAAAGCCAAAGATATCAAGCCAGCTAAAGCTGCAGCTCCATCTAAGGCAGCTGTTAAGCCAGCCATGAAGGGCAGCGACGTTGCTAAAGAGAAAAGCAAACCCGCTGGCTCATCAAAAGCTAAAAAAGTAAGCGACAACGCTAAAATGGCGGATGCTAAATCTGGCGCTAAAGGCGGCCCAAACAAGTACAAAAAAGGTGGTGAAGTAAAAAAGATGGCTGCCGGTAGTCAAACAGCACCCATGGCTGCCGGCATGCCAACACAACCTTTGTTGACTGGCCCAAATTCTTATGAAGACGCGCATCGTCTTGCATTGTTGCAAGAAATGCGTAAGTTGCCACCTGCAATGCAGGTACAACTTTTGCGTCAACAGCAACTAGCTGGCGGTAATGGCACAGGTTTGTCGGGAATTGCCAACCAAATGAGCAATCCTATGGGACAAACTAATTATGGCGCTATGCCATCTGGTGTTAACCCAAATCAGGACTAACATGCCAATCGAATCTAAACAACAGCAAAAAGCCATGTATGCTGCTGCCGCAGGCAAAAGCAACATTGGCATTCCTAAGAAGGTAGGCAAAGAGTTTATTAAAGCTGGTAAAGCTAAAGCCAACCTGCCACAGAAGGTAATGAAGAAAGCAGCTGGAAGAGGACGCTAATGAAAGATTTTAAACAAAACGTCAAAATGATGTGCGCTGGCGGTCACTACAAAGAAGGTGGCGACGTTAAGCAAGACAAGCAAATGATCAAAAAAGCATTTAAAATGCACGATGATCAGTTGCATGAGAAAAAGCACACCGATTTGTCTAAGTTAAAAACTGGCGGCAAAGTTAAAAAAATGGCTGAAGGTAGATTGGTTGATGACATAGATTTTAAAAATGCCAAACCAGTTAAAATGCCATCGGGTGTTGGAAGAACACCTACGATGAATATTGACGGTAAAGACGTTGAAGTAAGACCGGTTCAGATGCCAACACCTAGACTTAGTGATTTACCAAAAACTGCAAATCGTCCTGATGATTTAGTTTATAGATATGCTCCCGGTCAAGGACCAAGCCTATCTGATTGGAAGCGCGGCGCTGCAAGCGGCATGAAAAAGGGCGGTAAAACTAAACGCGGGAAAAAATAAGCCGTGGCATATTCCAATACATACAACCAGACTACGGTCGACGTTGATCAGATGATTTCCTACGCCTTCCGTGGCGCAGGAAAGCAAGCTGAAGAAATCACACCTGAGTACGTACAAGCCGCTAAGCAGGCGCTGTTCTACATTTTGCAGAACTCGTCTAACCGCGGCGTTAACCTATGGTTGTTAGAGAATATCATCCTTGGTGCGCAAAGTAATCAGCAGATCCTTACTATGCCAATGGGCACGATTGACGTGCGCGAGGCAAACTGGATTTACATCCAGACACCACAAATTGAGACAGCACTGCCTGTTGACAATTCAACTTCACCAAACGTGTTTGATCAAAACTTAAATGGTTTTGGTACAACTACGGTTAGTGAAAACTGGTTTGGTGCTCAGTATCAAAATCAAACTAGCGTGTACTACGTTGGTATCAATGCCTACGCACCAAACTACGGTAGCGTAACATACACTGGTTTGGTATACGAAACAAGTAACGATGGTATTACATGGGAACAGCAAGCTGCGTTTGATACGCCACTAACCTTGCAAGACCGTACATGGGCTTACATCCCAATTAATCTGACCATCCCGTATTACTACCATCGTATTCGTTCTACCACATCGACGCCATTTTCATGCCGTCAAATTGTTTTTGCACAATCACAACAAGTTATTCCATTAGCACGCTTAAACCGTGATGACTACTGGAACTTACCAAACAAACAGTTTCCATCTGTACGTTCTTTGCAATACTGGTTTAACCGTCAGATTGATCCAGAGATGTATATCTGGCCTGTACCATCCAACGACTTCCAAGTATTCCAGCTCATTATTGAAAAGCAGATGATGGACGTTGGCTCGTTGACTAATCAGTTATACCTACCCAACCGTTGGATTCCTTACATTCAAGCTGCGCTCACCCATGAGTTGGCGATGCAGTTGCCCGGTGTTGATATGGGACGCGTTGCTTACTTGGAAAAATTAGCACTTAATCTACGTACGCAAGCCGAAGAAGAAGATCGTGATAAGTCACCAATCTACTTCCAACCTAACTACAGCTACTATACACGATGACCAGCGCATATCAAATGACCTACGACAACCTCGTAGCTGACATTATTAACTACATGGAGCGTGATGATGCTCAATTTGTAGCTCAAATTCCAAACTTAATTGGTTTGGCTGAGTCTGCTATTGCGGCGCAGTTAAAAACGTATTTGCAGTTAACCGTAGTTGAAACAACACTGGCCACTAATCAAGTGGTGCTAAACAAACCAGCACGCTGGCGTAAAACAGTTTCAATGAAATGTAATGGCCAGCCTATTTTGCTGCGCAGCCAAGATTATGTGGCTCAGTATCAAGCTGAATCATCGAATGGCACACCGCTTTATTACGCTGATTATGACTATAACAACTGGGCTATTGCACCAAAACCAGATACTACGTACCCCATTGAAATTTTGTATTACAGCGAAATCCAGCCACTAGACTCACAAAATCAACAAAATCTGTTCACGCGCGAGTGCCCACAGGCGATGTTGTTTGGCTCTTTATTGCAAGCTCAAGGCTATTTAAAAGCCATGGACAAGCTACCAATTTGGAAACAATACTACGACGATTCATTGGCCGCGCTCAAACAAGAAGACAACCAACGCCGCATCGACAGAAACGTAACGGTTCAGGAACCCTAATCTATGTCACAATCATTTGTATCGCCATTTACTGGTACCGTTATTGAACCAACGGACGTATCGTATTACGCCTTAGCGTTTAGTTCTAACACCCAACTTTACTGGCCTCAAGTAGTTAGTGGCACGCAGGTCCCTGCATCACGCATTATGGATTGCACGCCATCTACCACTGGATTGTCAATTGCTTTACCAGACGCAACTCAAGGATCACTTGGCAGCGATATATTTTTCCGTAATAAAGGTTCTGTGGCATTTACCGTTACAGATATTAATGGTTTAAATGGCGTTACAGTTAATTCTGGTGTAACAGTTTATTTTTACCTAACCAATAATACCGCTAACGTTAACGGTAGCTGGGGCGTTATTACCTTAGGCACTGGTACTTCATCTGCTGATGCGTCTTCGTTGGCTGGCGCAGGATTGACTACAGTATTGGGTCAGTTAGCTGTTACTAGTAACGTTGTTGAAACATCAGTATCACCTTCAATTACAAATAGTAGCCGAGCTAATACATACGTATGGGTTGGCGGCGTTGGCACATTCACACTGCCAAACCTTACCACTTTGTCCCCCGGTTGGTGGATTGGTTTTAGAAATGGTGGAACTGGCACGTTAACAATTGCAACGCAGACTCCATCAAAAATTAATGGTTTGTCTAGCATTACTGCTAACCCCGGTGATTCTGGATTTATTTACTACGAATCTAGCACAGGTAACTTCTTTACGGTTGGTTTAACAAATCAAAACAACGTCACCTTTACCTCTGGAACGTATGACGTTGATAGTATCACTGGCAGCACGTTTAATTTAACAACGTACGCACCAACCATTCAAACCTATGTTGCCCTATCTGGCACACGTACAACAGGTTTAAGTATTACGCTTCCAGCAATCACTCAGTTGTATGTGCTAGTTAATAATACAACATCAGGTTCTTACAACCTTTCATTTAATACAACTGGTAGCAGTTCTGCTCCAGTGGTTTTATCTGCTGGTCAAGTTGCGTTAGTGCTTAGCGAAGCGTCTGGTCTATTTACGCTTTCAACAACTAACGCTGGAGTATTTTTTGCTCAAAATGGATCCGCTTCAACGCCATCATTTTCGTTTATAAGCGACAACGCAACAGGTATGTATTTACGTGGAACCAGTATTTTAGGTTTAACTGCAAACGGTACTGAAATATTAGATTTAAACGGTACAAACGCATTAGCTCCAGTAATTAGCACCCCAGCATCGCTTTTAGTTGGTGGGTCGGAAACAGTTACTGGCACGCTTACAGCGGGACTTATTAGTGGTGGGACGTTCTAATGGCTGTCGCGCCAGCACAACCAGCGCAACAGCAGCAAATTCAGCCCCAGTATAGTCAAGTTTACAAAATGGCTTTACCGGGCGGGATAAAACGCGACGGTACTATATTCGAAACACCAGAATATACCGATGGCGTGTGGTGCCGTTTTCAACGTCAAGTGCCTAAGAAAATGGGTGGCTATCAAGAAATATTTGCTACGTTTGACGGCATCATGCGTGGTATGACCATGAATGGTTACAATGGCGTAAATTATGTGTTTGCTGGAACTCGAGTTGGTTTAGATGTATTTGCAACTGGACAATCGTTAGGTATTGGTAGCGGGCCATATCGCGCTATATTTATTTCTGGCTATTCTCAGTTTCCAGTTGCTAACACAACCATTAGTGCTAGCAATACAACGTCGTTTACAATTAATAGTTCTAATGCAACTCCAGTTAGTTATACACAGCCGTTTTCAAATGGTACACAAATCATTTTTTCACAAAGCGGCACTGTAACACCTTACACAGTAACAAATTCTACATTCACATCACCCAACACAGTAGTCACTTTTACACCAGCACATTCTGGTTCTATTAGTAATGTGTGGTTATACAACTATAACTTTTCAGCAAATCCTAATTTACTTTGGCAGTTTGATTATCAATATAATCCACAGGGTGGCGCGTTAAATTTACTTGCGCACCCCGGTTTAAATTTAAACAATATTGATAATGCAATTAAGTCTCAAGTATACATTGGTTCGGTATTACCTAATTCGTCCGAACAGTGGACGTTTAACGGTTTAGCTGATACCAGTGGTACATCACCAACATATCAAGCTATTGCAGTGGATGGTGGTGTATGTGCTTTGCACCCATTTATTTTTGTGTATGGTTCTAACGGCTTTATTGCTAATAACAACGTAAGTTCAATATACGCTAACCAATCGTTGACAGATTGGAATGGTCCACTGGCAAACCAAGTTAACGTTGCTACTGGTAAAGTAGTTTTTGGTATGCCAATCCGCGGTGGTGCTTATTCACCAGCAGGACTATTCTGGGCAACCGATAGTTTGATCCGTGTGCTATTTACTGGTAGCGCGCCAAACTATTGGACATACGATATTGTTTCTAGCCAGATCTCTATTATGTCATCTCAATCTGTTGTTGAGATGGATGGATTGTATTATTGGATGGGTGTTGACCGTTTCTATTTATACGACGGTCGTGTTACGGTTGTGCCAAATGATAAAAACGTAAACTGGCTATTTAACAACCTTAATTATCAACAGCGCCAAAAAGTATGGGCGACCAAAGTTCCACGTTACAATGAGATTTGGTTCTTTTATCCCCGTGGCACAGCGACAGAATGTACTGATGCTATTATTTATAATGTCAAAGATAAACTTTGGTATGACGCTGGCCAAGCTGTTGGTTCACAACGTTCTTGCGGATACACCACAGAAGTATTCCCAACACCATTATGGGCTGATTGGAATTACGACGTAACGTTTAGTCAAGATTACGTTACTATTAATCATCCAGCTTCATTGCCTGCAGCAAATTCTAGTCAGTTATATTTTGCTGGCGATTTAACGCCAACATTTTATCCCGGATCTTATCTAACATTTAGTCAAGCGCCGGGAAATGCAGTATTTCAAATTGCTAATGCTAAATTTTATTCTAATGCAGCCATTGGCGCAAATGGTGTAACGTTAGTAACTAGCGCTACATCGTTTGGAGTGGCCCCATTGGCAAACACTTTAGCTTATCAAATTCAAGGTGGCTACCCAATCTGGCAACATGAAACTGGTTTAGATCAGGTATCGTTTAAAGAACAAACTGCTATCTATTCAAGCTATACTACTGGCGATATTAGCTGGGTTGGCGGTACAACGACACCAGCCAACACACAAGCTATTGGTAATAATCGCCGTATGCACATTCGACGCATTGAGCCTGATTTTGTGCAAGCTGGCAATTTAAGTTTAACCATTATTGGTCGTAAATTTGCTGCATCACAAGTAGAAGATTCAGGACCATACGTATTTAGCCCATCTACTGAAAAAATTGATTTGCGTGTTGAGCATCGTGAAGTTCAATTTCAGGTAGTATCTAACGAGATTGGCGGTAACTATGAACAAGGTCGTTTATTAATTACCCAAGAGTTAGGCGATGAGCGTCCTTAAGGGCCAACAGTTTTTTCCGTTTTTGCCAGACTATTCTAGCTGGGATGAATTTAATGGAAATCTGGTGTTGTTTTATAGCCAGACCCATATACCGTTTGCTCCAGAAGATGAGTGGCAAAAGGTTGCTAGAGAAATAGCGCAGTCTGCAGCGTTCCAACCGTATGGTACGCCAGACCCGCAGACTTACGATAGCTGGCAAGATTGGGCGCATGAGTTTGGAAATTTAGTTAACGGTCCTTTAAAAAGATAGGGCGTAAACACTCTTATTTTTGCATTAGTGTATGTAGAAATAGGGGAAAAATATGATTACGTTCCAAAAAGAGGCGCCCATGCCTTTTGCCGATGAAGCAATGCAATTGTTCAAAGATCACTATGATGAGATTGCTGAACGTACTGATGTAATAGAATTAGATCCAAACCTTGAACAATACAATATGTTGTATGAAAAGGGTATGCTAGAGATCCACACTGCCAGAGATAATGGCAAATTAATTGGTTATAGTTTATGGTTTATTTTAAACCATATCCACTATAAAAAAAGTTTAACAGTAACTTCAGACGTTTTATATATTAGTCCAAATTATCGAAAAGGTATGTTGGGTTACAAATTTATAAAATGGACTACTGAGGAAATTAAAAAGCGTAAGCCCCAACGTATTCAATTTCGTATAAAACCATTTTTAGATTATGGTAAATTGATAGAACGCCTTGGTGGTAATTTTTTTGAAAAAACATATTCAATAGTAATGGAATAATAATGGGTGGAACAGCAGAAATAATTGCAGCACCAGTTGCAGATTTTTTGGGTAGTAGTTTTGCTGGAGACGCGGCGTTTACGTTAGCCTCATCAGACGTTGCTGCACAAGCTGCTGCAGGCGCTATTTCTGTTTCTGACGCGTTAGCGGCTGGAGCTTCTGTTTCCGATTTAGCCTCAGCTGGGGCCCTTACTGATCTTGGCGGCGGAACATTTTTAGATACCGCTACAAATGCTTTGGTAGACTCCACTGGAGCAGCACTGACAGATTTAGGTGGTGGTTCTTTCCTAAATCCCGTAACTGGTGCATTAGTAGATTCTACAGGCACTGCGTTACCACAAGTTAGTTCTGGTGTTTTCCAAGCTGCCGACGGTTCATTTATTAGCGCTGCTGGAGACCCCTTAACTCAATCTGCTGTTGATGGTTCTTTTCTAAACACCAATACTGGTGAAATTATTGATGCCACTGGTGGTGGCCAAGGCGCTACTAGCATATTAGACACTGGCGTAACCCCAGCGGAAGTTGCTAAATATGGCCAACAAGCATATAGCGTATTAAATAAAGTATTGGCGCCAGCTACTAA